ACAGCGCACCCATGCCGAGCGGGTACTGAATGGCACAAGCGCCTCTACTGATTTTTTCGCGCTCATTAAATGCGCTGACGAAGAGACCGACGATTGGACCAAGTTTCGAACATGGAAAAAGGCAAACCCCAGCCTGGACGTCACCATCAGCCGGGACGATATAAGAGCGGCCTGCATAGAGGCGCAGGAGAGCCCAACTAAAGAGAACGCCTTTAAGCGGTACAGGCTGAATATTTGGACGGAGCAAGAGAGCCGGTGGATACCGCTCAAGCGCTGGGATGAGTGCGCTGGGCAACTGGCACCGGGCGACCTGGAAGGCCGGGAGTGTTTCGCTGGCCTTGACCTGGCCAGCACCCGAGATATTGCAGCTCTCTCGATGGTCTTTCCTACAGATGAAGGATTCAGCGTTTTGAGCCGGTTCTGGATTCCAAAAGAAAATGCGTTAGAAAGGGAGCGGCGCGATCGCGTTCCCTATTTGACCTGGGCGCGGGAAGGACTTGTAACGCTGACGCCTGGAGACGTCATCGACTATGACGTTATCAGGGCTGACATCAACAAGCTGAACGAAACCTTTAACATTCGCGAGATTGCAATTGACCGCTGGAACGCCGCGCAGATTACAACCCAGCTACAGGGCGATGGTTTTGATGTTGTTATGTTCGGGCAAGGATTCGCAAGCATGAGCGCTCCAACAAAAGAGCTCGAAAAGATCGTATTCAGCCGGGAGCTGAATCATGGTGGATGCCCGGTACTGCGCTGGATGGCGTCTCATGTAGTAATCGAGCAGGACGCGGCGGGGAATATGAAGCTCAGTAAAAAGAAGTCACAAGAGAAAATAGATGGTCTTGTCGCCTTGGTGATGGCGCTTGGCCGAGCAAATGTAAGAACCGAGCCTTTCAAGAGCGTCTACAGCGCCCAGGGGCTCTCTACCGTATAGGATGAAATATGGGATTATTGCAGACCATCTCCAGCCTCTGGAAAACCCGGAGCATAGAAAACCCGGCTACGCCGCTTTCAGCGCCTGATGATTGGTTGCTGGACCTGGCCGGTGGCGCTACCAGCTCCGGCGTAAACGTCAACCCACAGACGGCGATGACCTATGCGCCAGTCTATCGCGCTGTAAACCTTATCAGCCAGGACGTGGCCAAGCTGCCGCTGGTGGTCTACCGGCGCAACGGCGAAGGGAAAGACAAGGCGGCGCATCCGGCGTATCGGGTACTCAGATACCAGACAAGCCGATCAATGAGCGCTTTTGAGTTCAAGTCTACGCTGACCGCTGACGCCCTGCTGTATGGGAGCGGCTATGCGGCGATTATTCGCAATGAGGCAGGAACGGCTAACGAGCTGATCCCGTTGTCACCAGGGGCAACGAATGAAGTCTGGGAGGGCGACAGGCGGCACTATACAACTGTCATCGACAACCGGGAAGAGCGCCTGAGCGAAGAGAATGTTTTGCATATTCGGGCGCTCTACGGGCTGGGAATCGTAGACCTTGCGCGGGAATCTATCGGGCTGGGCATGGCCGCTGAGCTCTATGGCAGCGTATTCTTTAAGAATAACGCAAGGCCGAGCGCGGTGCTGGAACATCCAGGCCATCTTGACAACGACGCCCGCGACAACCTGCGCCGCTCCTGGCAATCGGTTCATGGTGGAATATCTAACTCTTCAAAGGTAGCCATCCTTGAAGAAGGCATGAAGCTAACTCCCTATTCGAGTTCTAACAAAGATGCCGAATTCAACGAGACGCGGCAGCTTGAAGTTAGGAATATCGCGTCATGGTTTGGGATACCGCCTCACATGCTGGCAGACAATACCCGTACCAGCTACAACAGCCTGGAAAGTGAGAATCAGGCGTATTTAGACAGTTCTCTTGATCCGTGGTTGTGTACTTGGGAAACCGAATGTAGGGCCAAGCTTCTCACCGCCAGCCAACAGACAAGAGACACTCACTTTGTAGAGTTCAATAGAAACGCCCTGGTCAGAGCCAACATGGAAGCGCGGGGCGCTTACTATAATCTCGCCATTCAAGGCGGCTGGATGTCCCGTGATGAGATCAGATCGCGGGAAAACCTGAACCCGATACCGGGCGATGGCGGCAGCTCTTTCATGGTTCCGCTGAATATGGGGCCAGCCAGCGCTACGCCTGAAGCTGAGAACGACGACGCCACCGAGCTGGGAGCGCGTGACGCCCTGGGCGTTATCCTGAAGGATACGCTGCAACGTATGGCCAAGCGTATCGTCACCAGGCATGAACGTGCCGCCAAGAAGCCCGAAGAGCTCCAGCGGTTCTTAGATCAGGGCATGATAGACGATAATCGGGCGGTGGTGCTTGACGCCCTGACGCCAGCGCTTGACGCGCTACAGGTGCCGGGGAACAGATCCAGCCTGATGCTGGAATTCTTTTATTGCATGAAAGACGCCCTGACCGTCAGCGGCGATGAATTCAACCGAAACGAGATAATCAGCGAAGTCAGCGAAGAGCTGGCCAGCCGCTGGATGGGAGAAATTGAGTAATGAAGACCGAAAGAAGATACCAACCGGCTGGCGACGCGCTGGAAATCAGGCAGGACCAGAATGGGAACATCAGCGGGTACGCCGCTGTGTTTTATAACTCTGAAGATCGCGGCACCGCCTTCGGGCTCTGGGATGGCGCTGAAGAACGCATTTTACCCGGCGCTTTCTCCAGGGCGATCTCTGAGAAGGACGACGCCAGGGCGCTCTTTAACCATGAGGCTGATAAGCTCCTGGGGCGCGTGAGTGCCGGCACCCTGCAACTGAGCGAAGATGCGCGGGGTTTGCACTATTCCATAAGCCTGGGCAACACGACAGCCGCAAAGGACGTTAGAGAGATGATCAACCGGGGCGACCTGACCGGCAGTTCCTTCTCTTTCAAGGTTACAGACGAAGACTGGAGCGAGGAAGACGGGAAGCAGGTCAGGAACATCAAGGGCGTTGAGCTCTTTGACGTCGGGCCGGTGACGTTTCCGGCGTATGAGGCCAGCACAGCGAACAGCCGAGACATAGAAGGCGCGAAAGAAAGCCTGGAGGAAGCTGAACGCGAGAAAGTTAAAGAACGCGTTAATGAGCGCTTTGACGCCTTAGCCCTGAAGATTGACCCAGAGCTGGCCGACAGTAAGCTCTCAGAGGATTCTTGACAGCCTGAGAGGGTATTCTATACTCTTTCTTATACATTTAGCTACCAGGCCGGGCGCTCCAACGCGCTAAAGGCCGCAGCTCCGATACCTGCCCAGACAGTTTAAAAGAGCCGCAAGAAACCCCAAAGTTTCAGCGGTTCTTTTTTTATGACCGCTGGGAAGGAAACACGGATGAGCATTAAAGCTTTAAAAGAGCAGCGCTTTGAGATCTTCAAGCGCCTGGAGGAGCTCCGAAACCTTGCGAATAGCGAGGATCACACCTGGAGTTCAGAAGATGAAAACAATTGGGAGGCTTGCAACGGCGATTACGACCGCCTGAGCAGATCCATAGAGGTAACGGAACGCACAGAGGAGCTCGAAAGCCAGCTCGCAGAGCGTAGCGAAAAGAGAAACCTTTTCCGCGCCGAGCAGCCTGAGAGTGTGCGAGATGCCGCCCCTAGCAGAGAAGAGAGAGATGACGCGCTCCAGGGCTGGGCCAGGGCGCAGATGGGCATGGACTTGGAAGAGCGTCACCAGCTCGCCTGCCGCAAGTGCGGCGTGAATCCTAAAAAGGATCACTACGAAACGCAGCTTTACCGGGGCAATTATGACACCATGCGCCGCGAGATGCGGGCGCAGAGTGTCGGCAGCGCTACCGCTGGCGGCGACCTGGTTCCCGAGGGCTTTGTATATGACCTTGAGCGGGCGCTGTTGGCTTATGGTGGAATGCGCCAGGTAAGTTCTACAATCCGGACGGATAGCGGTAACGATCTGCCCTGGCCAACGGTTAATGATACCGGCAACGTCGGCGCTATCCTGGCCGAGAATACCCAGGTATCCGAGCAGGATGTAACCTTCGGTTCTACTACGTTCGGAGCCTATAAGTACACTTCCAAGCTGGTACTGGTTTCCGAGGAGCTGATGCAGGATTCAGCTTTTAACCTGACCAGCGAGCTGGGTTCACTCCTGGGCGAGCGCATCGCTCGAATTCTTAACACGCACTTCACAACCGGCAGCGGTTCAGGCCAGCCGAATGGTGTTGTCGAAGCTTCGCCAGTCGGTAAAACCTGCGCTTCTGCGACGGCTATTACCGCCAGCGAGATTATCGACCTGTTCCATAGTGTTGATCCAATGTATCGCGATGGCGCTTCCAGCGTCTGGATGTGCAATGATGCGTCGATTGCCGCTATCCGTAAGCTTACGGACGACCAGGGACAGTTTCTCTGGCAGGCCGGGATGCAGGCTGGTATTCCTGATCGCCTCTACGGTCGAGCGGTGGTCGTCAACCAGGATGTGGCGGATATATCGGCTGGAAGTCTGCCTATTATCTTCGGGGACTTCTCACTCTACAAAATCCGCGACGTCGCGGGCGTAAGGCTCTACCGCATGAATGAGCGCTACAGGGACTATGACCAGACTGGTTTCGTTATCTTCTCGCGTCACGATGGCGACCTGCTCAACGCAGGAACCAACCCGGTTAAGCTTCTGAA